TTCAGGGGTTACTTCAACTTTGAAGAAAGCGGTATCAGTATAATTTATTGCCATATTACGCATCATTAATTTTGATTCACGTAAAGGATTATCTTCACCGTCTTTTATAAATTGCTCAGAGAATTGATATTTAAATTCATAAGGTATTCCTACAAAACAAGTAGATGCTGAAAAGTCTCCGGTAGCTACGACTGTAGTAGTAGTAGGTCTAGCTATGCCACTTAATAATTTTTGACCAGCTTTACCAGTAAATCCATTTGATAAAATAACATCTACTGTTGTTCCTGTTGGAACTACATAAGGGATTGTCCAAGTTGTTTTATCTGTACCAGAATCATAAACCCCAGTTAATGATGCTTTTCTATCTAATAAATTTAAGAAGTTTAATCCTGTGTCGGTTAACCCAACCTGTAATTCTAACTTATCTAAATAAGTTCCGTCACTTCTTTTACTCACGATAAATAAATCTGTTTCAATCATTTTGATACCCATTATGGTATCTTCTGAATCAAAAACCCATTTACCCCAAGCTGCCTGTACTTTATTATTACCTTGCCAAAAGTATTTATAAACATATATTTCGTTTGGAGTATCTGTGGAAATACCAAAGATAACATTCTCATTAGAAGAAGCTTCTAATTGAAATATATTTGCTGGCACAAAATTTGGTACGTGTGAAGTTATAGTAGTAGCATCGTTACTGATTACATTATCTTCTACAAAGAACTCCATTAACGCACTATGGTTTCCTCTAGGAACTGAAAAGTAAACATTAGCTCCAGCTCCTACCGGGGAAGCTTTATCACTCGCCTCAAACTCTGTAGTAACTTCTAAGGCTGCGGTCTTTGGAGATAATACAGTTTCATCTGATAATAAAAATTGTGTTTGTGATGAAAATAATAATAAGGTTTTATCAAATGGTAGTGCGTGGTTTAAAGTAGCAACTTTAACATGTCCGGGAGATATATCTATAGGGTCTGAATCTACAAGAGTTGTTGCAGACTCTCTCCAAAAATTAAAATCAATTGCTGGTGCAGAAGATAATATACAATTCTCTCCAGCTAGTATTCCAAATCTATTCTTATGTAAAAAGACATCATTAATTTTTTTACCAATAAAACTTGGTGTAATATTAGATTCTTCATCTCCAACTAATCTGTTAGCCCAAGTAACAACATTGAATGTAAATTCATCTGTTGCTGTTCTTACCAATTGGTGAGGCATTGTGGTAGCCGTAAACTGGTGAGTAATCCCTGGTTTTACAGTTTCATTCCAAGAATTAGTTTCTCTCTCTACATAAAAATTATCAAAATTATTAGCATCATCTCCGGCAATTTCATGGAGGTCTCCAACAGTGGGGGATGTTGGTAAATCAGCAAACTTCTGAACAGTGCTTGTTAATGTCCCCGGAACAACAGCAGCATCCATAGCAGTTGTTATAGTTTTATTTACAATGAAAGTAAAGTCGGCTATGGTTACAACAGCAAAATCATTCCTTGGGTCGCTGCTATTTAAATATGCTGCACTAGCAGTAAACACTAAAGTCATAGCTGTTCCAGCCATATTAAAAACTTTTAATGTTCCGTTCTCAATTATTAAAATATATCTTTCTACACTATCTCTATTTATAAAGTGTACGAAACGATTAGCAGTCACATCAGTATTTAATTTTGCAACGTGTTGCGTTGGCGGTCTTTTAGACAACCCCTCAACAAGAGCTGGATAAGCGTTTTCCTGTACTTCGCCTTGAGATGCTAATCTAAGAGAAGCTGGCTGTTGACTTATTCCATTAAACATAGAAGGGATAGAACGGTTTACTAAAGCAGAATGAAATTTAGTAGCCATTATATGAACCGATGAACTGACTCAGCAGAGTAATTATCGTCATTCATATTGAAGTCTCCATTATTATTATGTGCTCGTTCACACTCCGCCCTAGCCCTTAATTCATCTTCTTGAGTATAAGCGTGAATAGTATCACTACCATAAACTCTATCTTGAAAAACTCGACAAGCTCTTATAATAATGTAACGTCTTACTGCTTCTGGTAAATCTGTAAATTCTAATCCTAATACAATGTGATATTTTATAACATCCTTAATAGTGAAGGTATTGTTTTTTCTGTCATACATTTTACCTCCACGAAAAACAAAATCATGATTATTAAATTCTTGGGAAGTATCAATTCTTAAAGCATTCCCGGGTACTATTATATTGTTAGAAACATCTGGTGCTATTTCTAAATTTTCTTCTGTATTAAACCACCAACCCTCTAACTGTACTGACCTATTAACTTCTGTTAAAACATTCTCGGCTATTACCGCATCAGCCGGGGATGCACTAGAACTGGTAGAAGGTAGGCTATTTACAGGAGCTTGACCTATAACAGCAAGCATACTGTTAACGGCTTCTAATTCGGTTGATAGAGCTAATGCCATGTTTTTACCTTAATATTGGTGTTTTATAAAAAATTCGAGGCTCTCATTTCACTTCTAAGAGCTTTTAAGGAGGACACCCTTACTCTAGGGTCTCCGAAAATAAGTAAAAAATGGGGGGAAAGACTCCCCCCGGGTCAATAACTTATTAAGTTATCAGTAACTCAACTGCACATTCTGGACGTAAGATGCCATGACCACACAGATATTTACCCACTAATAGTGAGCCTTGTCTGCGGATATCATATGCACTTTCCGTCTGAACATTCATCAAAGAGGCTGTTCCCATTGCAGACTTATGCCAAACTAGGGCTTGAGTCTTAGAGAAATCTCCCTGATAGTCAGCATCGCCAGTCGTGATATTCGTGCTTGGTAAGTGGTTAGACTTAACAATATGAATACCAGCTACTTTCAATACTGAACCTTCAGCATAAGCACCACTACCACCCCAGTCACGGTTTAGTACATCAGTAGTTTGAGCTACTAAGTAGTACTGTGCCGGACGTAGGACACAATAGCGGTCATTTTCTGGAATATCTTTTTCATCCAGAGTTTGTGCTGCCGTAAATATACTGGTAGCAAGTCGTGTACCAGTGTCATCCATGTCTACATGGGACACCTGAGTTCCACCATTACCACCTGTTATAGTCGCGGCTGCACGAGCTGCTAAACATCCTGTCTGAGCTACGTGTTTGTCGTAGGTGTTAGCTAAGATTGTACCTAACTCAGAACTATAAGCCGAGCGAACATCATAATGGTTCATAGCTTCATCAATGTTTGCAATAAACACATCTGCTACAAGCAAGTCATCAATAGTGATAACCTTCTCGTTGTGTTTAATTGCAGTACCGACTAGCTCTGCACCCGGAGTATGAGAGGCTGCCGTTGCAGTTCCAATTACTGGGAACTGTGCTGACTTACCTGAACTAATACTCCTGACGTTATGCAACGGCTTAAAAATGTTATTCGCCTCAAAGGTCGTTAGAACTTCACCAGCAAAGACTTTCAGCATTAATGCTGTAAAATCAGTACCAGTATTATTCACAAGACCTAGGCGAGAAACGGTTGCTGCTGTCATTTCTATATACCTATAGTATGATTAATAAAATCCCCGAGGGGCTATTATTGTATCTACCACACCAACCTTAAACTAGAGTTGTCTCCCTCGAGAGGCTTTCGTGAGTTGAAGGATTTCTACAAATTCTTACAAGTTACGATGAGGTAAAATATCTTTAGACCTCAGTAACTTTTGTTCTACATCTTTTCTAAATGCTGGGTCAGAAGCATATCTTGGGTCAGTCATTGCTTCCCTCATTTCTGTTTCAGACCTAAACACATCTGTTTGAGCACTGGAGGCTTCACCTCTTAAAGAAACTTTAGGGGGCTGTCCATTTTGTGCTATATATTTTTGATGCATATTTTGGATTGCTGATTCAACGACATTGGAATCTCCTGAATCTACTAACTGATTAAATTTAGTTAGGTCAGAATCAGGTAAAGAGTTCTTAGCCCATTGTACCATTTCACCATACGCATCTTTCCCACCAGCCAAAGCATACATTTGGTTTTCATAGGCTTCAGATAAAGCTTTCTGTCCTTTAATATATGCATCAACATAATCATTAGGGATACCAGATTTTTCTAATTTATCATAAGAGTCTTTTGATAGTTGTCCAGTTGCCTGATACTCTTCAGTGAACTCTTTGAAACTTAGGTCACCCTGTTCTGGTGTTTCTTCAGTGGGTGTTTCTTCTGGTGTAGTTTCTGTATTGGTGTCCTTACTTTCTTCACCACCAGCCTTCTTCTGCCAATACTGAGTCTCTTTACTCCAAGCCTCATGATTGATTTCGCCTGTCTCTGAATTAAAATATTTTTCAGGAACATGCTCAGGTCTTTCTGGTGTCGTTACTTCCGCATCAGAGTTATCAGATACTTCTTTGTCACCCTCAGCAGCTTGAATCATAGCTTCATTATACTCAGGTGTATCCGGCTCTAATGGTTGTGTAGCTGTATCTTCCATTAGTTATATTTTACAGTAGTTCCGTCTTTAGATTTCTTTTCGCCCTTTAAAACGGGTGACGAACTCTCAGTCTTATAGACTACTTTCTCTTTTTTCTCAGTCTTAGCATTATAATTGCCGGGACGAGATGGGTTTGCATTTGCCATTTATTGCTCTCCTGTTGGGGGTTGAGGCATTTCAGCGTTATCTAATGCACCTGTTTTACTTAATGCATTAATGCCGGGTGTTACTGCTTGTTGAATCATCTGTGCTCGTTGTGCTTGATTATCAGCTTCAGTCACTTCTTCTTCAGTTCTAATTAAATTCTCAGTATCTACCTTTAGTGCTGCACCCCTTCTCTTTATGTACTCACTAATATTTACATACTTAGCTGCAACTTCTGGTGATAGTGCAAATATATCTTTTACTAAATTATCTAGTTTAATTAAATCGTGGGTTCTACCTAACGCATCAAGCCCGGTTGTAATTACAGGACTAACTAAATCTTCTGGTAGAGCTGGGAGAATTTTCTTTTTCTCCATATCCCTCATAACTAATTTAACTAAAGGTAATTGTAATTCTTGGGAGAGTATAGAATAAATTCCACCAAGAGAATCATCTAGTTCACCAGCCATATATCTTATTTCTTCTGCTGTTACTCGTTCTGCATCTCTCTGAACTGCCTCACGTAACATGAATGCAGAAGACAATCTATCTTCGATTCTAGCAACAGTATCTAATGCAACACGAAAGTCTGCGAACTTATCCATTTGAATTGTAGAAACATCGTTGGCAGTACCAGTACGGAAAGCTCCACTGGTAGCTTTATTTAAATCATCAGCCTTAGTTACACCATTAGGGTTCACTAAGAATACAACCTTAGCAGCAGCATTAGCTGCAACAACAATAGAACGATGTAGTTGCTCTAGGGTAATTAAATCGCCTAAGTATTCTTCACCGTGTCCACGTCCCCATGACTCAGAATCTACTTTATGTAATCTAAGTGCAAGCCAAGGTAAATTATCTTTTGAATAAGTTCCCTTACTATCTGGTACATCGTGTCCATTTAAAACTTGTTTAACATAATACATTTCTTTATTACTGTTCCACTCAACACATGTGAACATTTCTGTTTGCTTTAATAAATCGTCTGAATCTTTTATATCACATGCAGAACGAACCTCTGGTTCTAATTCTTCTGGAACAACTAATTCTTTTAATATAATTTTTAATAATTTTCCGGTCGGTGCTCTTGATACTACATACTTATCCATGCCATAAACATTTAAACCACACTTCTCTGAATGACTATCGTAATGAACTAAAACATTTCCAGATGAAAGTAGGTGTTTTAATAATTCAAAGAAGTTTGTTCTAATAGGGGAGGCTTCAACATAATCCATTACTGAGTTTTCAATATCGGATAAGGCTTTGTCAACTTGAGAGGCATCCTCTACACCCATCTCATCTTTTTTAAACTTATCTAAAGCGAGACGAAAGAAGGGACTGTCAGGGGGAAGGAGTGCAAGTAATAGTTTTGCGGATAGATTTGTTATACCTCTTGCACCTAAACTTTGGTATGGTGTAGGTAAGTCACTAGAGCCTTCATGACCTTGAGGTGTAATTAAAAATGGGAGGGTAAGTTCTGATACTCGTCTTGCTCGTCTTAGGAATGGTTCACGTTTAGTTTCCATTCTTGTGTAACGAGCTTTAACGGATTCTTTTGAGTTATACATTTAAGTTGTTTGAGGGATATTAAGACCAGACTTTTCTGGAGTATTTAAATCAACTTTAAATCCAGAAGTTCCAGTACGTTTTGCACGAGAAGCTAAGTTAGCTGCTAATGCTTTATTACCTCTACCAAATGTAGGGGCTTCATCTCGTTTTACAACCTCTGCCTTTGGCTCTGGCGGTGGTATTGAAGGTGCTTTGGGTGATAAGAATGAGCACATCTATTTGTAACCCTCTTTCTCTTGTTGTTTAGAGATTTCAATTAATTGATTAACAACAAACTGAACTCCAGCATCGAATGCGATGTTCCAAGGAGTTAGTGGTGTATTGGCATCTCTATCTGTAGGAGCTTTTAGGGGATAAACATTAGATAAGTACTGAGCAAATTCCGGTGCTATGTAAGGTTTTTCTTCCATTAAAATTTTGTCCACATTAAGGGATTACCACAAAGGTTACTATTTAACGGTAACATCTTGATTAACCAGATATTCTAATAACCATGCTAGATATACTTTAGCCTTAGCTAAATCCTCTAAACCGTCAGCATGTTTATCCGGGTATCTTGAAATATATTTAATAACATTTCCTCTTAGATAACCCTCCATTTGTTCAGGAGTCATTACTGACTTCATGTAATCTATTGGTTGAATATCTTTATCACTATAATGTGATTGTGTTTTTACATAATTAAACTGGTCTACATTAGGTTTTGATACACCAGCTTCTAATTTTTCTACGTAATTATCTACATCGGCTGCCATAATTTAATTTCTCCTGTATGAAAATTATAATCTTCTGCACGTAGTATTCGTGCTAACCTAGCTTGAACAAGGGCATCTTTTTCACCAAGCCCTCTCTTTTCATATGTATCAACTACTGCACCCCACCATTTACTAGGTTCAAAATAGTTTAAAATTTTATGTGCTCTTTTTAAACCAATGCTAGGACACCCTGAATAATTATCTGCTGTATCTCCTGTCAATGTTTGTATCATATGATTAAAATTTGCTTCAGCAGTAGGTACATATCTCCTAGTTTTCTTTATAGGATTTATCCAACGACAGGGTACAGTGAAAAAATCTTTATCAATACTTACTACAACTTTTTGTACATCATCCTTAAGTGTAGCCTGTATACCAATAACATCATCCGCTTCTAGGGAAGGAAACTTTAAAACATTATAATTCTCTTGAAGATATTCTCTGGCTTTTTTTAATAAAACTGGTTTATGTACAGACTTTCTATTAGCTTTGTAGTCTGGAGATAAATTTTTTCTCCAGTTTTTAGTATCATCTGATAATGCCATAACAATATTAGCTTCCTTTATTAGTTCTTTCTTTTTAAAAGGTTTACCAATAATCATGTCATCAACAACCGCTATCCAATCAGAGATAGTATTCTTAATTGCTGGTATTAATTTCTCAGGGTAAGGTTCACAACACATCTCACCGCAGCAATCATCTGTTTTAAAATCAACAGCAATCTCACTTGATGCTGCTGCACGATAAGCAATAATATCTGCATCAATTAATATATCCATAGTAACCTCATTGGGCATCTAACAGCCCCTCTAAATTTGAAAACACAGTCCAATAAAATAACCACTCATTATGTAGTTCTTCAAAATTTTTAATTTTTTTATCGTCTGTTGTCCACCTACCCTTTACCCATAGTTTCATAAACCTCTCCAACCCATTTAGCAAATTTAAGTAGCTCCTCTGGGGTAGCATTTGATTTCATATTATTAGCCAGTAAAGAAATTATCTGTACATTTCCCGGAACATATCCCATGCTTGGATTAATGCGGTCAAATGATGGGGAGTGTTTTGACACGCCACCAAAGTATTCTAAGGGGACATTGAGGACAGGACAAAATTTTGGAAACTCCACATCTTCAAAAGAAATAGTGAACTCTACCTTCCTTTGTCTAGCCCTATTCTTTTTATAAAGAAAAATTAGGCGTTGCCGACTAATGAGTGCTTGCCCAAGTTTTACCAATTCCATAATGACCATCCAATTCACAACGTAAGTTGTAATGTTCCCCAGCTTTTTTAATAGCATCAACTGCTGTCTTACCAACAAGGTCAGCTATCCCCGATTCACACTCTATTTGCCACTCATCATGTACGTTAGCAACAAATTCATATTTATCTTTATATGGTAATAGTAGTTCATCTAAAATAACTAAAGCTTTTTTTGTAACGACTGCTCCAGCCCCTTGGACGAGTGAATTAACGCAACTTGCAATTGATTTAGGATAGAGTCTACGCCTGTCAAGTCCATACAAGTATCCTCTTCGTTCAAAAACTTGTCGCACGTCTTTAACAAACTCTCCAAGTGCTGGAAGGCTACGCTCCAACTTACGTCTCGATTCTCTACCCAATTTAACCAAACACTTGTCAGAGTATGGAGGACGTGAGTTCTCAGGAATGTCTTGGTACACAATATCTCCGAGCTTGTGGTCTCCAGCCCCATATACCCATGCGTAATACCACGTCTTAGCGTTAGCTCTTGAGTGCAAGCCAATAGCTCTTTGGTTAACGCTGTGAGCATCGTTGCCCTCTCCCTTTTTCCCACTAACGACAGTCCGACCATACTCACCTCCATCTATACGAGCTACCATATGTGCAAACACTCTAAGTTCAAGAGCATCAACATCAACACCAACTAAAGAAAAACCCTCCGGCACAGTAAATAGAGAACGACACTCTGTACCATACGGAGAATTGCTAGACACCACCTGACCCATGTTCGGATTCTGGTGTGTCATTCTCCCGGTAATTGTGCCACCTGTATTCACACTTCCATGTATACGTCCACTACGCTCATGTCTTAACCAAGCCTTATCTCCTTCCGCTAATTGAGCTATCCGTTTCTGGATAAGCATGTACTCAATCAACGTATCAAGGGGAGGCGGAGACTCCATGTCTTGGTATAAGGTTTTTAATTTACGTAGTACCTTCTCATCTACCTTTGGTTTGCCGGAGGGTGTAAACTCATCTGGTTTCCAATCATATAAGTTCATTAATCTATCTGCTATATGGTCAGTAGAGTTTGGATTAAACTCTAATAACTTTTTCCTTTGAATAGGAACTCCTTTAATATAACCGAGCGTTTTATTATCTCTCTTAGGGGTGAACAATTTACCCGGCTTATAGAAACTACCAAATATATCTGCTAGTTCTTTATATAATTTATCTCTCTTTTCTGAAAGAACCCCATATAATTTGTTAGCAGCATCAACATCAAACATAAACCCATGTTGAATTTGTCTATTAACTATCTTAGCAACACTATGTTCTAAGTCTAAACACTGTTGCGAATAGTTATGCTTATCAAGTTTATTAAATAAAGCTAATGTAACTTCACAATCTCTAATACAATACTCTTCCATTTCTTTTGACCACTCAGCCCAAGGGTCTAACTCCTGTTCCTTCATTCGGTCTGCATAATCATCTTTCGGAAAACCTAAACGTAAACCCCAAGCCTCTAAGGAATGTCTACCAAAATATTTTACAGGTATCCAATCACATGTTTTACTCTTAGCCCAGTCAAGATTATTTAAATTAGAAAAGATAACTCGAGACATAACTATTGTATCCAGAATCTTCCCGGTAAATTTAAATCCATATAATTTTTTAAGAGCTGGTAAGTCAAACATAATAATATTATGTCCACAAATGGTATCAGCTTTACTTAAATGTTTAAGCCCTTCTTTCATTTCATAATTTGTATAACGATAATAGTTTCCTGTATCACTATCTATTATACAAAGAGAGTGAATCTTTGTTAGCGTATCTAATAAACCATTAGTTTCTAAATCAAAAATCAACATGCTTATTTTCCTCTTGTTCATCAAACGGACACGGTTGTTTAGTAGAATTAATTCTGCCTGTATCAGAATCATATCCTAAGTAAACACACTCCCCGGTACTACGTCCTGTGTATCTATCTTTAAGAATACGTAGTGTTGTTGTATGTCTTAAAGCTTCTTCTTCTGCCTGTTGGTTACGCTCTAGTCCGAAACAAAAATTACACCACTGACCAATTGCTCTTGAACCCCTGAAGTGTCTAAGCATTACTCGACCACCCTCTTCATGTGGTTTTCCTTCGGGCGTTGCAAGGTGTGTAATAATAAATAATGTAAACCCAAGCTCTCTAACTAATGTTGCGAGGTCTGTCATTATTCTATCAAGCTCTCGTCTTTCATCACCCTCATGTCCGGTAACGAGTGCGGTAATATGGTCTAAGAAAATATATTTACAATCACAATTAACTACCATGTATCTAATCTTAGACTTGATACTATTGTAATCCATATAACCAAAGTGGTCATGAAAAAAGAAATTACCTTTAGCTAATGTCTCATTGAAAGAATTATCTTTTTGCTCTTGAGTATATACAGCATCAGGAATGTGGAAAGGAATGTTTCCATGCTTACTCATTATTGATAGTGCTGTATCAGTTACATTTTCTTCTAAAAATATTAGACCAACATTTTTGTTATGCTCTAAACCAATATGTGTTGCTATCTCTTTATAAAATTCAGACTTACCCATGCCAGTGCCAGCACCTAAACAAATTATTTCACCCTGTCTAATACCATAGGTTAATTTAGTTAGGTCTTCATAAGGATAAGACAAGCCCCACTCAAGAGGCTTATCAATTGACTCCTTTAATTCACTGCCACATATAATTCCGTCAGGTCTATAAGGTCTTGCACCCCATATAGAATCAATTATCTTGGCAACTTCACCGTGTTTTAATAACTCATTAGCATCTTTAGCTCCATCAAGTTTTGCTATCTTACATTTACCCGGGGAAAATAATGAAGCACACTCCTCGGCTGCAACAAGACCAGCACTATCATTATCAAACATAAGAATAACTGACTCAAAATTCTCAAGCCATTCTAGTTGTTTAGATAATTGCTTACGTGCTGAAGCTGCTCCGTGAGATAAACTAACGACAGGGTATTTATTCCCATTACATTGGCTAACAGAAAGAGCATCAAGTTCTCCCTCTGTTACTACTATCATTTTACCACTACTTCTCCAAACATTTTGTCCGAACAAAGTAATGTCAGATGTATCCCCTATCCAAACAAATTTTTTATCTGGATATCTTAATTTTTGTGCAACTACTTTCCCTTTACTGTTCGCGTAGTTTGCGACTTGAACGGTAATTTTCTTTTTATCTTTTGCCACAAGATATGAAAACTTAGTAGTTGTATCTTGCGTAATTCCTCTCGACTTAAGCGAAACTGATTCGCCATTGAGTAATACATATCGTCCATCCACAGCACTATCTCGAACAGGTATGCTGCTAGTATTGTCGGAAACATTATTATAATGACTATTGCAACTGAAACAATACCCATGACCATCTGTATAAATCGCAAGAGCATCGCTACTACCACACTCAGCATTAGGACAAGCACCGTGTTTAATAAATTCACTATCATCTTCTTTCACCTTTATTTTTTCTCCCTACATGCCATAGTTGTTTTCTAGTTATTATTCCAGAACTGGAATTAACAACTCCCCCAGCTTTTTCATAAGCTAACCTCATTGCAGTCTTTTGTATTAACATAGGTCTTTTCTCCTTAAGCTTACTGTTAGAGTTCACAAGCACCTCCGGTGCAAGCTAGAGTTTGAGAGCTGGATGTATTATCATCACTCTCTTCAAGCTCCTCCCACACAACGTCTGGTGTTGCCTTTAAAAGCTTTGTGTATTCAGATTTTTTGCACTCCTGATATGGTGCTTGCTTATATACTCCTCCGTCAAAGGGGAGAAAAGAAACACCACTCATCACATTAAAATGTTTATAGACCCAAGCACCAACTTCTAGCCACTCATCTTCTTTCACATAAACAGTTATGCTTGGCTTATGTTCACACCAATGCTTCTGATAAACTAACCAGTGTTCCAACTGTTCAATAGCATTCCTATCTTCACGCATGACTGACTTCTTAGGGGCTTGCACAGGAAAATAAAATACAGTTGTACTATCTTCCTTACCGAATGCTGGTTCATATTTAAAACCTTTATCAACCATAAATGCTGTCAGTGGGTCTTTATTATCTTGACGAACTGAACGTATATAATATTCAGAGTGTCGTGGATGAATACCAGATGCGGTATTTGTTAACTGACTAACAGTTCCGCTAGGTTTAACACAAGTAATTGCGGTAGAAGGATTAACACCAAACAATTTAGCATACTTAATGTTGGTTTTAATACACTCATCACGTAGATGTTCTAAGGTCTTAGGTAAATCAAAGTTTTTAACATCGTTCCAAGATTTTATTCTCCCGGATAACACATCGTTATCCATAATACCTGTAAGTGATACACCTAACAAAGCCTCATCTTCACAATTATGTTTCCACGATGGTCTAACATAGCGAAAATTTGTTAACGAGGATTGCATCGTACCAATTATTGTAGCCACCCTAACTTTTTTAGTTAAAGTTTCAACTGTATCCTCGGGTCTAACAATTACTTCTGAAAGATTACATAGTTGACAGTCCAGTAAATTAATTTCACTACAAGGGTTAGTTCCGATATCATCTGTATCTCTTATCCTCTCCCTTCTTTCTGGAGAAAAGTCTTTAACAGCCTGTCTATTATAAATACCACGTTCACCAGAGAAACTAAGATATAAACTTTCCCACTCTTTCATGAACGCTGCCATGTCAGGCTTCTCAGTGTATGCAACAGAGTTATTAGCTAACGCTCTATGCCCATGCTGTTCCCACCACTGACCAGACTTTGCGATACGCATCCTATCATCAGATAAATTTGATAAAGAAATTAAAGCTGACCGCCTTACTCCACCAACAACAACGATGTCACCAATCTTACAAACAAGGTCGTGACACTCTATTGAATTTAGCTTCCGTCCGGCTGACTCCCTAAACGTCTTGATTGTGAACTCGAATAAATCCTCAAGTGGTCTCGCACCTGATGCCCTACCGCCAAAAGTCTTGAGCCTAGCTCCTCCAGAACGAACTCTGGAAACGTCCCAAGTAGGGATACGTCCCGAGAAGAGAAGGCTAACAAGTTCACGGTATGCTGATGCCCACCCCAACTTACTGTCAGCGACACTGATAACGGTATTTGATTCATGAAACTCCTCTGCTACTACTGGTAGCTTGTTAATGTACTGTCTTTCAACACTAAATCCTACGCCTGTACCACACATAAGCACGTACATTACTTCATCAAATGCTCGTGGATGTGATATAGATAAGTAAGAACAATTGTAACCAGCCATGTGGTCTCTCTCTAATGCTTTCCCGGCTGTCATTAAGGAACGCATACTAGGCATCACCTCTAAATTAAGTATTGCTGTCCTAACTTCTTTAAGAGAAACCTCTGAAAATTTTTCTTGAAAAAATTGGATGTACCTATCTACTGTTTCTTCCCAATTTTCTCTACGATTTTTCTCAGGTAGATAACGAGCGTATCTACTAAGATGTATAAACTGTTGGAACTGCGATGGTAACTTCATTGATTATTAAACTCCTTATCGTACCAAGGTTTGACATCAAAAGAGGGACAAGCTTTTTTAACGTCAGGTAAATCCCTGTGTCCCAACACCTCTGCTTCTGGAAAACTTTCCTTTAAAGCTTCAACAACTTTTTTAAGAGACTCGAATTGTTCATCAGTAAAATTGTTTTTAGGTTTATTAAACTTATCTACTCCACCAACTAAACAAACTCCTATACTGCTACGATTAAATCCCCTTGCATGAGCACCGGGAGTAGTTATATCCCTACCATACTCAACCCCACCATTTCGTCTGATAACAAAATGATAACCAACATCTAAGAATCCTCTCTCTAAATGCCACTCTCTTATTTTATCTACACCTATATCCATTTTAGGATTAGTGGCAGCACAATGAACAACGATGTATTTAACATCGGACATTTTTAATAGTTTCATAATTTATAAATTTCCACTTTTGTTCCTTCAAAATTATCTGCAAATTGTTTTGTTACTTTTAATTTTAAAATTAAATCATCGTCATATAAAATTTTATATTTAACTAACTCATCCAAAATAATCTTGGCGTAGTTATCAACATCTCCCACCGGAAATAATCTTTTTGTAGTTTTTGGGCGTGTAACAAATAGCTTTAACTCAACGGCTACAGGGTCATTAAAGAATGATTCTTCAGCTATGGGTAGTCTACTTCTTATTCCCTTAAAAAATACAGCACTATCTTTTACGTATTGAGTGTGTCGCTTTCCGTAGTAAGTAGCCCAACGAGTAACACGAGGTCTACTCGCTGGGACAGGGGAGATGGGTATGGATAAACTAAAAGTCTCCAAGGATTGTTTCTTCTTTTTTATCTTCTGGTTCAACTACAACCTCTTCTTTTGGAGCAACAAATCCTTCTTGCTCAGAAAAACCAAAAGAATCACCAGTCGAACCACCACTAACTAACTCAATAATTTGAGCAGCTCGTAGTCTTAAAGAAACACCATACTTGGAAGTAGCTGGAATGTAATAAGCTCTAGGTTCTACCTGAAGGATTACTTTAGAGCCGCCCCATATCTGAATTGACTTTGGGAATGGGAGTTTCTTTGAATCAAATACTGCTACCTTATTTTGATACACCTCACCCTTACGGTTCTTACCTTCTGCCGGACAAGAGGATTTTAAAATCCACTCACCTTCTACATCCTGTCCTTCATCATCTACATTAGCCATGTAAGGTAGGTTAACACCTAATTTATTCAACGCATCAGTGTGGCGTTTCTTTTCAGCCCCAGTCTTTGCGTTATCTATTTTTTCTTTAAGGGTGTTTTCTGTGTCTTCTTTAATCTTAGAAACTAACTCCTTAATAACTGAAAATAAAGTTTGAAGTTCTGTAGAATCAGACACTAATAAATTACAACTAAATTTATTATACTTCTCATCTGGTTCAGTAAGCCTTGGGTATACAGCAGACCCTAGGGGTGTAAGATAATATTTCTTTGACATTGTTTACTCCTTATAAAAATCGTTTAAATTTACGCCCATATCAATGAGCCTCGCCTCTGTTGAGACAGTCAGCACATCATTATGTAAAAACTCTAATCGTGCAATCACCAAAAAATTTTCAATCATTTTTGCCTCCATTAAAAGGTAGAATTAAATTGGCAATCAACTGGAACTGGTTGCTTATGTTCACTAGGAAAACACCACACACCAGTAGGATTATATAAATCTTTTAATGACCAACCTTCTTCCTCGTTACGTTGTCTCCGTTCTACCTGTGCTATGGCATCCAATAATTTTATATTACATAAAGCTGAGGAAACATTTTTATGTTCTTCTTCAGTTTTAACAATAGTATTAATAATCTCAGCACTTATTTCATACTCACTTTCAAATTGTGTTGGTAATGCAAGGCACAATAGTACAGTCGTCTCGAAAAAACTTGTATATGGAATCATATCTCTTCTCTCATGTAATCTCTTAAAGCAGCAAGCTCTACTCTCCAAGGAACTTTATCGTCATGTTTAATTAATCTATCAGCAAGCTCTAACATTTTAGTTTCCCTTACCTTGAACCTACCACAAATAATTTTAAACATACATGCGAGAGCAGCAACCTGTACTGCTGGCTTATTATTTTTTTGTGCAACGTCTATAAACTTAAAGGCTAGTTTACATACAGCCTCCAAATCAACCATTGCTAATTCGTCTGTTATATTTTTCATAATTAGTCCTTAAGGTTACTGTTAAGCGAAAAAGTAGTCGCTAGTTTTAATAGCATCTAAATCTAAATCACCCATTTGGGGTATATCAGGAATGTTAGCAGCTAGTTTATCTGGTAACTGTTGACAAATTTCTTCTTTAAAATATTCCAAGACATTACCACGATATTGATTAATAAATTCTTCTTTTAATATAACTAGCATGGTATCAACATCGCATGGATGTGTTCCATAAGAATCATGAACCATAGCAAAGTGTGTAATATCATTCTGTACAGCAGTGTTTATGGTAGACATTAAATGTGAAGCATCCATTGAATGAATAAAATTAGCACTAATACTTTGAGTCATTTTCTTAGAGTCTCTTTTATCAGTAACAACTTTGGTTGATATTTTATATTGCTTATCTAAATACAAAGTTATAATTCTTTTATCCATTAACATATAATCTTGGAGCACCGGGAACTGTATTGGTGTTGTCCAGTGAATAGGTAAGCCAGTCTTAGTAGCAACCTTTGCAACTTCTTTCAGCCAGTCCATAGCATCCCGAGCTGACTTCACAACTTCACCAATACTTTCATAACAGATGTTAGCAATAAACTCACAGGCTTTTAAAGGATTAATATGGGAAGCTAAGTATGTCTTTCCAGTATCCTTTTCATGCTTCTTGAGGACAGACAATATCTGCTGCTTCATACCATAACGTGAAGCTGAATAAGCATAGGTCATTGCTGGACGTTTAACTATCTGTCTGGTAATTTTACCTTTCCAAGCTTCAGCGTATTCACCACCAGCTTCAATAGCTTTTCTACGTACAACCTTTGCAACCTCTTCATAGATGTCTTCGGGTGAATCTGTTGGTACAAGCCCGGTAGACTTACCACCAACTTCATCATGAAGTGCTCCTGAAAAATTTTGTAACCCATTACAGTTACCGTCAACATTAACAGGTATATCACAAACATAACTATCACCTTCGATAGAAAAACCAAGCCAAGCAAAACAAGCTGCTAAGAAAGCCCAAGGCTTATCCGCTTGAGTCCAAAATCTATGACCTTCAATTGGGCTTGCAGCAGAATCTAAGATAGCTTCCTCATTATCCAGTACCCACTTTACTCTTTCATGTAAACTCACCTTATCGTATCCGAAACTATTAGCAAGGTGAACAGCTAACCAGTAGCCACCACCTTCGCCCATAGGTTTACCTTCAGAGAATTTTAAGAGGCTTCTACCTATATCATCGCTTTGAGGAGATATAGATGTTGCTACAGGATAAGCACGACCACGCCAGTCACAGTTCCAGATAAAATAAAATGCATCTTCATCTTTTAGTTTCTCAGCCAACTCAATTTTCATTTGAGTAGCAATTCTGGATGAACGTACCTTCACTTCATTCTGGTATACAGTGGCAGCTTTAAACTTCCACGCATCACGAGCTGCTTTATTAGTAGCAATGTCTTCGGGCTTGGCTGGCATTGGAAGGGACTCCCGGGGAGGGAGCTTACCTAACATACCACCGTCACTCCAAACTTCTTTCATTACCCTTAGTACTGAATTATTAATCTTCCAACCAGTTTTCTGTAGAGAATTAACAGCATCATATACACCTTGCATATCAATGTTTTCTAACTCTTCTAAGTAAGCTTTATTTCTAGTCTTAACAAATGTTAGAGGCAGTGATGTACATCTCATATCACCCCAGTATCCACCGTCATAGGAATTACTCCAATCTTTAGGCGGTACTAATAGTGGAACATGTAGTGGTGATATCAATTGACAAAAAGAGTGAGTCCTCTCCAGTAGTTCCAACATATCGTGAGAGGGAGAAATAACATAAGGCGTGT